CCAACCGCGTTTGCCGCTGGGGTGGATGAACCGATGTAGATCGCTGCGTCTAGCCCAGATATCTGAATGATTGCTGTTGTTTTACCTGTGCCGATTAGGGTCCAAGTGGTGCTGTTTGTATCAATAGATGTAGCCATCTCTGTGTTCCTTATTGCGTTTTTGGGGGGTGTTCTTAGTATCTTATGTAGGCTCAGTCGGCCAAGTGATGTCAGTTGGGAAGCCAGCTTGTTGTGGCACACCCAGAAGGTCAGCGCGGTACTGTGTTAACTCCGATTGCTTTTCTGCTGTCAGATCGTCCCAGCGCAGATGGTTCGTTAAGATAGGGTCTACATTAGCTTCCAAGAAGTAATCTCTTATCGCACGGGCATCCTTTTCCACCTGATCTATAGGCGTCCTATCTATGTAGCTGAAAGTCCCATCCAGCGACATAAAGTTAAAGTTATTGTCATTGGCGCTTGCCCATACTTCTTCAGACACTTCTAAGCAGCCTACTGGTATAACGTCATGAACATCCGTTGCGTACCAACCTGCTACAAATCTTTCATCATCCAATAAAACGTACATCATATCTCAATATCCAATCGCAAACATATTGCCCTGATAAACCCTGCTGGCATTGTTACCAAACCTAACATTGTGTGTTTCGTATGAGCTTGCGCCCTGCGCTGTCCCGCATTCAGCTTCGTACCAACCTGTATTGATCCCATAGGAAAACCCCGTGCAGGCGTTTGGGAAGGTCAAGGGAAAACTCTTATATCCATGAGTATAAGACCAACGGTTCCACTGGAATATGATTCCGTTTGAGTATTTGACATAACCGCTTGTTGCGTTGCTCCTAGCTGTTTCGATTCCAATGCCAGTCAAGGCAGAGCCATCACCCGAAAAGGCGTTGGCTGACACAGTGCCACTAAAAGATGGGCTAGAAACTAGGGCCAACGAAAGGGTGCCGCTTGTGCCGCCGCCAGTCAAGTTTGACCCCGCAGTTACGCCAGTAATGTCGCCCACGTTCGTGGTGTACCCAGCGCCATTCGTAAGCTGGTTGTTGTTGGTGATGTAGTTGGCGTTTGTTGCGCCAGTGTAGCCAAGGTTAGCTAGAGTAAGGTCTCGTGTAGAAACCGTAGCGTTAGCGTCCGTGACATGGCCAAGAGTATCTGTAGTGATGTTGAAGTCTAAGTCAGAGATAACCGTAGCACCACTTAGAGCGCCTGTGTCTACACTAGCATCATCGCCAGCATGGGTTGGGTGAGTGTACTGCGCAGAGCCAGCAATGGTCCCGTTAGTAGCAATGGTAATGTTTGAACCAGCGGTTAGTGCTGCAACCACATTGGCTGTGTCAGTAACGTCAGCACCTGCCTCAATGTCAGCCAGCTTAGTCTCTTCAGCAGTCGTATAGGACGCTGTAGTAGCCGCAAGCACAGCAGAATAGGCTTGTACGTTAGTGCCAATAGCCAGACCGAGGTTAGTCCTAGCAGTCCCAGCATTATCCACATCAGACAGGTTACTTGTGGTAATCAAAGCGTTGGATATAGATGTGTAAGCAGCAACCCAAGAACTGCCTTCAAACACCATCATGACACCGTTAGTGGTATTAAAATAAAGTGACCCTGATACTAAAGCGTTACCGTCATTGTCGACAGTTACATCCGCAGACTTCTGGCCTAAATACCTGTCGTCAAATGAATCTAATGCAGCAAGGGCAGCGTCTTTGGATGCATTTGCGGATGATGCAGATATTGCACTAGCTGATGCAGAAGCAACAGCCTCAGAGGCTTTAGTTGTGGCAATACCAGCCTGAGTGCTTGCCGTGGACGCAGACCCAGCCGCAGCCGTCTCAGATGCAGCAGCTTCGCCAGCTTTAGTTGTTGATATGCCAGCCTGAGTCAAAGCAGTATCTTTGTAGCCAGCCGTTAGTGTCGCTGAATTAGATGCACCGTTGGCTTGGGCAGTTGCCGTAGCGGCAGAGGCAAAGATGCTGTTTGCTGATGCCTCAGCAGCATCCTCAGACGCCTTTGCGTTGGCTACGCTGCTTTCGATGGCGTTGATGTTCAGAGGTGCCACAGGGTCGATTAGTGGGGAGTTTGATGGAGGTACTGCTTCAACATTTGGATTGTCGGGGGTAACCCCAGTGCCACTGTAGAATGATGATGATGCCATTAGTTACCTCAGTCCTCGAAATTAGATGTTGGGCGCATTGTTGAGGCCATCCCAGATGTCTCACCAGTGTCGGCTTGCCCCTGGATCTCGGACAAGAAGTTGCCAGATTTACTTTCAAACAACGGACCACGTTCATCGAGGAAATAGTCGGAAGCATATGAGAGTGCTGTGTATGTCAGTAGATCTGAAGCAATTTTAGTTATTACATTTGTGCTAACGTCAGTAGCGAGCTCATCAAATTCGGCGTAATAGTTCAGATAAACCTGGCCTGACGAAGGCATAGGGAACAGCTTGATCACCTCACGTTCCCTGGTGAAGTAGATGGGGTTTCCACCCTGACCTGTAGATTGCAGCTGTGCCATCTCATGCATAGGTATGCGAACCAAGGCGCGGCCTGCGTATTGGAGGTCTATAATCTCCAGGAGATTTGAGGGCATGACAATCTGACTGACTGCAACACCAGAGGTGATTGAGTAGGACTGTTGCTTCTCCATAGATGGTATGCGGAGTAAACGCTGTATCCTGGTCATAGCCTGGTCAATGAAGGTATCGGCCAAAGCATCAGTGCAGTCGCTACGGTTCAAAAGAGCAATAAAGTGTGCCCGGATTTGGCCTTTGTTCATTCTGCTATATCCTCTTATCGGTCGTCATGAATGCAGTCAGATCTTGTTCCTGGAGACGCTTGACGATCGCTGCGCCGGTCTCTTCGTAAACATTGAAACCTTCGCGCAACCATTGCTCTGCAACTACGGTTGGTATTGACGCCACACGCATATAGTCACCCTCGAGCCGAGTGGTGCTTTCATTACGGGCATCCTTCAGGTCATCTAGAAAAGCCTGGGAAATGTTCTGGGTGTGTTTCTTGACCAGGTCAAAGCCTTGAGTCAGGAATTCAGTCTGCACACCGTGCAGTTTGGTCTCTTTAGTCATTTATGGGGGTATCCTTGGGAGGTTAGGTGAGGACGCCCAGGTCCCCAGGAAAAGGAGAGCAAAAGTCCTGGGAGTTAGGGCGTCCTCGCACGGGCCTTAGGAAAGGCCGGTGATCTTCACACTGTCCGCGAAGTTACTGTGTTTACAGGAATATTCGCCGACCACCATATGGCGATCTGAGTCGCCTTGCTTGGCTAAGAGTGTGCGTGTGAACGGACGCAGTACGCATGTTTTGAACATGGACGGGTCGATCAACAGGGCATGTGAAGTCTCTAAGTGTCGGTTGAGAACAACTTTGTATTCGCCATATGGGCTACATGGCATCTTCGCCTAGTGTCGTTAATACTAGACCGCCTTTCGGCTGCTTATGCTTTCACATAAGATGAGACTATATCATCACCGCTATTCGCAGTGTCTGGCGCTTCGGATCACTTGATCCTACTCCCTTGCGGGATAGTCGTTGCACCTTCCCCATTACTGGGGCTTGGCTCAGGATTACCTTATCTTTCGACTTAGGCTTCCCCTGAGTTCACCAGATTTAATGTACGCTAGCCACGTCAACGTACAGGTCGATCACATTCACGAGGGTCTTACCCTGGGCGACTTCACGGTTGCGACCAGCAGATGCTGAGAAACCGGCGACGATTTGGGCGTCAGCTGGTTTGATCATGAACACTGACGGATCAGAACCATTGTTGAACGCTGTTTGACCAGCTTCAAGCAACTTGGCCTCTGTGAGGGCGTCCGCTGCTCCGGCACCGGCGTCAACACCAGTAGAGATCTGGTTGATCAGTGATGCCATTTTGCGAGCTACGGAAGACGAACCAGCGACAGCTGCTTGGTCAACACCAACAAGGCTGAACTCCAAATCGCGCTTAATGCTCTTGAGAGTTTTACCAAGTTGCAGCGCAGTTTCCTTGGCGCGGCCATAGGTTTTTACCGCATCAGCAGAACCAGAAATACGGAAGGTTTCTTCCAGGATCTGGGTGTTGTTGGTACGCTCAACGATGTCGATCAGAGTGATATCTGCGGCATCTGCGCCCTCGACCTTAGCGTTAGACGCTGCGGCGCGGAGGCTGTCTTCGAGGAATGAGAACGTCCGTGCGGACACTTTCTCAGTCTTCGTCATTGTCAGCATAGGCGTATCTGTGGGAGTAATATCTGAGAGGATATTGGAAACGTCCTCGGCCTTACCGACCTGAGAATAAGTTGTGTAAACAGTCATTTGAATGGCTCCTTGCCGTTTGACTATGAGTTACAACTTAGCTTTCCCAACGTGATAGGAGCATCTCAGCGATATCATCCATGTCACCATTCCGACTTCTGTTCTCACGGACACGCTGCGCCGCAGCAGATTGCTTACGAGCATTGATGTCCGAGGTAGAAGGTGGTGCCTTCTTAGATCGAAGGACCTTCCCCTTAGCTGTTTTGACGTGCATCGCCTTTGCCTTCTTAGTACCGGCAGCAGCTTTGCCCTGGTCATACAGACGGGCCTTGTTAAGGAGAGTGATGACATTGGGGTCAACGTATTGGTCAACCTGTTCTCTTGGGAGACCGACAGAGACAGCGTATTCACGGATGTCATTGTACAAAGCATTTCCCCAATCCGGGATAGTCTCTTGGAGCGTTTTGATACACTCCTGAGCCATCTCCTGGCGCTGGGCTGCCTGCTTTTGTTGTACTTCCTGGTAGAAAGAGCTGGACTCCTCCTTCAGGAACTTGAGTTCCGCTTCAGCTTCTGAGGCTTCCCGGCGTAGTGCGGAGAAATCCTCAACCGACATAGTCCTGGACGCAACGAGCATGTCGAGGTCCTGGTAGGGCTTATATCGGGTTTCTGCCCGTTCTAAGAGCTTCTGATAACTGAGATCCGTCCGTTGTAAGGCATCGTCTGCCTCTTTACGTTTGGATGCTAAGTCTTGAGACTTTCGAGTTAAAGATGCTTCCTGACCATAGAGACGCTTCAGATCCTTCAAGGATGCCTGTTTGGTTTCTCCATCGACTTGGATGTCAACAAGACTGTCGTCCGACAGTTCAGCTTCGTCAGCCTCGCCATCATCGTCTTCATCGACTTCTTCATCGTCTGGTTCACCTTCATCAGGGTCCTCATCCGTTTCTTCGTCTTCCTCTTGGTCTTCATTTTCATCTTCTTCATACTCAGCTTCGGAACCCTCTGTCTCTTCTACAGGTTCGTCAGCTGTCGCCTCTATTTCCTCATCGTCAGATGGGCTTGCGCCGTCTGTCCAGCGGTCTAGGATGGCTTCTGCTGCTTCATCGACATCGTCGTAGGCAGCGAAAGAAGTAGCTTCATTTTGGACGTTATTCATGGTCCAGCTCCTCTTGGCGGGTGTCGCCTTTCGCAAGTATCTCATCTTTGATGGACACCTGTTGTTTCAGTGTTTCAACCACGTCTACCAATGCTCGATAGTGGTTGTACGCTAACTCTCGGTCTGAGCCCTGGTCGGGCTTAGTGTTAACGAAAGTCTGGAATGATCGCTCGACCAGGTTATTGACTACCTGGTTGAACGCAGGTTGAGACAAGACGGCCTCAGCCGCCTCGCCAGTTTCAACGAGTTGCTCTTCTTCGTTCATGGTTGCTCTCTTTAAGATTGGCTAAGTTAGCCGGTTGGTGATGCGATACCTCTGACATCATCAGCGTTACGCAGGATCTCAAGCTCGGCCATATCGGTCATACGCTTGTGCTCCAGCTGCGCCTCTTTCAGATCGGTCGCATCAGATTGTATTGCGAAGCCGCGTTCAGCCTTGGTCGCTTCAAGTTCAAGTTTGAGTTGTGCGATTTGTGCGTCCATTTGCTGCTTGAGCTCCGCAATCTGGGTTTGTCTCTCCTGAAGTTCCAGCTGTTTCTGCTGCATCTGCATCTCCATCTCCTGGGCCTTGTCAGGCTGAGGTGGTGGGAGTTGATCAGGAGGTGTCAGGTAGTCCGCGACATTCTTGATGCCGTTGTTCTCCATGACATGAGACATTAACTTATATTGGTTCTGAGGTTGATACATCGTGGACAGAACAGGGTCCTGTGACATCAAACCATGTAGTGCCAGGTATTTCTGGGCTTCTTCAACCTGCTCACCATAACCGAGGTGCATCTCAACAACCACGTCACGTTTTGATCCCCATTCCGCCGGGGAGATTTGGACATAGTTGCCTGCAAGCTCGACGATCTTCTCTTCAGTCTCATGCTCGATGACCAACTTATAGATCATCTGATACAGGGGCTTCAGGAAGTTGTTGGCAAAGTTGCGGGCGATAATCTTCTGCCGCTGCTGCGACATAGTTGCCAGCTGTTCAACCATTGCAGCTGAGTTCTGCTTGCTGATGGCATCTTTGTTAAGGCCCTGGCTAAGACGGGAGACGCCTGTGGTGTCTTCTTTGTCGTCATCCAACATGGCCAACGTCTGGAACACAAACGGGTTCAAAGACGCCTGGGGCATAGGCATGATCGCATCTGGGCGTGACACATTCACAATGCCACCAACGCGGTTGTCAATCAGTTCACGCGGGTTGGTAAGACCACCTTTGACAACCATATAACGCGGGTTGTTGGTGATCATTGTGTGATCGAGGATCGACCGGGTCAGTACAGTCCGGGCATTCTGGATTGGGATAACCTTCGATGCGAAGTTGTTACCAAAGAATGCGTGAGGAATAGGAAGTGGGACAAAGGCCACAAAGGGGCGCATCGTTGTAGCTTCCATCTCCAGGATCACGTTGCCTGCTTTGACAACCCGGTAAAGCTCGGCAACGCCGGTGGCCTCTGGGTCCATCATGACATAGCACTCATAGACAGTCACAGTGCGTACTTGGTCCTGGTAACCGATGTTTGAGAACCCACGGCTGGTGCCTACTTCTTCATGGCGTGAAAGGACCTCACCGTCTGTGTCCAGGTCTACATCTGAGTGGTCACCAATGTTCTCGATCTTCTTCTCATCGTACCCCATCTCACGGAGCTCTGAGATTGTTTTGTTAGTACGGTGTGCGCAGAAGTTTACGCTTTCAAGATCCTTACTTTGGGCCTCGATGATAAACTCTTCTGGGCTAATACTCTCGATGCAAATCTTCGATGCATCTGAGGTCACCCGCAGCTCTCCCGAGTATAGACCTGCCACGTCCTCAGTAATCTCTTCGATCTCTACGTTATCCTGGATCAGGATTTCGTCTAGCTCTTCCTCAGTGAGATCAGTGACCTCCTCGATGTGGCTTTCTTCGCCATAGTAATAGAAGACTTTGGCGATACCCGCCCGAGCTATCAGGCCATCGTGGATGACTGTCTGCATGATCTCGAATAGGTTGTTTTGACGGTTTGCAACGTAGTCACAATACTCAGTGGCTATCTCAGCAATAGGCTGGTCATCTGCATTCTGAGGTGCAAATCGAACGGTCTTGAAGCCTGTAGAGAATGTCTCCAGCAAAGCAGCTTTCATACTCTCTACTGTATCGTAGACATCCATCGAAACATATTTGGAGTTCCCATCGTGGGCTGGCTTTGGGAGGACTGCATTATAATAATCCATGACGCGCTTACGCT